CTACACAGGCGCAAACATAAGAACAGGGCTAGAGAGTGGATTGAGTAGCCGCAATATCATCTACCCACTCATCTCCCCAAAGGAGGATTGGTTCTATGATAGTACCAGCTCGTCACACGATGACTACAACATAGCCTACCATACGACCAATGATAGTCACGGTCTACACTACTACGAACTGAAACCTGCCCTCCGTCTAGCTCGTATCATAGATGCCATAGAGAGTAAGTACAGCATCACCTTCAATAGCGAGTTCTTCGCTAGTGCAGAGTTCACCGACCTCTATATGTGGTGTCACCGTAGAGAGGGGTATATGTTCAAGGATCAACCTAACGGTTTCACCGCACAAAAGATAGATTTTACGGCAGCCGATAATAGCAACTTTGATCTTACTAACGACACGTGTACGATAAATAATAGCTCTTGGGTCAATGCCGCAGGGCAGCATATTATATACTATAATTATGTAATAACGTCGACAGATACTTATAAGATTCAAGCTTTCGTAAATGGAGAGTTGCAAACAACTAGAACACATACGGGTAATGCAAATCAAAATGTATTTTTAGGCGAGCTTCAATTTGGCGATGTTATAGATTTCAGAATATCGACGCCTGACGATTGGAACGGTGCGGCTATCTCTATAAGTAACCTAGACTTTGATATTAGATATTTCGACGGTATTCAAAGGCATATAACTAACCCGACAAGGACGGCCTCTTTAAGTCTTTCGAAAACTGTTGAAATGGCAGAGCAGATGCCTGAGCAGAAGGTGAGCGACTTTATGACAGGGCTTATCAAGATGTTCAACCTAGCACTTGAGCCTACAAGCACCACAGCCTTCACGCTAGAGCCTCTAGACGATTGGTATGCTGAAGGTAACCTGTACGACATAACCAACCATACGGACATCACTACACGCAAGGTATCAAAGCCAGAGCTATATAGAAGGATAAAGCTAGAGCATCAACTAGCAGACAGCCAACAGATGAACGCCCACAGACTACAAAATGGAGGAGTAGCATATGGAGACCTCAGAGCAGACTTTACCTTTGATGGAGGGGAGCTTACTAACCAGACCACATTCGAGCTGCTCAAGTTCGAGAAGCTAGTAGACGTTGATACCTCTACGAATGTAGACTTCCTCATAGGCTCGTCCATAGATAAGGAGCTGAAGCCCTACATAGGCGCACCTATGATATTCTACTCATCCAACACTAAGGACATCAGCAGCGACCCTATAGGGTTCTTGGATGAAACTGGTTTAACGCCTAACCCTGCAGACCCTGTAGAGCAGATTAATTTTATCGCCAACGTCAACAGCGACACTATCACAAGCGTGACTAGGATGCTGACCTTTGGACTGAACATAGAGCCATACCACGAACAGGCATTCAATACAACGCTCTATAGTGGCTATTGGGAGAACTATATCACCAACCTATACTCAGTCAGCAGGAGGGTGTATAGCTTCAGAGCTATCCTGCCTCTTGAGGTGATATGCAAACTGAAGATGAACGATAGGCTAGTATGGAACGGATACCGCTTTGTCATTAACCAGATCAAAGTGAACCTCCGCACGAGGGAAGCTAACCTAGAGTTACTGAATGATGTGGGTACATATCTTAACCCTACGGAGTTTGCCGAGCTACTAGACGAGCAAGGAAACTATCTCACGGCTGAGAATGAGGATTATTTAATTGTAGAGTAATGGACTTGAAATTCATCATAGAGCAGCTACCATACGCTGACCACTTGACCGAAGACGTACTAGTGGCGAAGGGTAAGCATAAAATGATAACGAACTGGAAGGAAGCTAAACAGCAGATAAAATGGTTAAGACAGAAGTCGAAATAGTAGTAAACACCACAGATGCTACCAAGTCAATAGACGAGGTAGGTGGTGCTGTAGATAATGCAGCTGGGAAGTTTGAGAACCTATCTGCTGGGGCAGAGGGTGCTACTGCGGTCATTGACGAAGCAACAGGCGGTCTAGCTACACGAGTTAAGAATGTAGGACAGGGCTTAATATCAATGGGTAAGTCTGCTGTCACTTCATTCCGTGCCGCTATCGCTGGTGCTAATGGAATGAAAGCAGCCCTCATATCTACAGGTATCGGGGCTATCGTTGTAGCACTTGGTACTATTGCAGTCTATTGGGATGACATTCTTGCTGCTGTTAGTGGCGTATCAGAGGAGCAGAAAAACCTACTATCCGATACAGAATCTACTAGAGATGCCACGCAAGAGATATTAACTGCGACTGAGGGTAGCGAGAATATACTAAGACTACAGGGCAAGAGTGAGCGTGAGATTCGAGACCTAAAAATCCAACAGACTGACGAAGTTATTTTAGCAACTCAAGCGGTATTGGAGCAAGAGAAGTTACTTAGACAATCTCAAATAGATGCTGCCAAACGCAATCAAGAGTATATGTCTTATGGGCTTCAGTTTGTGATGTTTGGAATCACAGCTGTATTAGCAGTTATAGATGCGGCATCGGAAGGCTTAGTGGCGTTGGGTATAATTGAGGAAGGACTTACTACTAGAAGGGATGCCTCCGAATATGTAGCATCTTTTGTATTTGATCCAGAAGCTGTCGCAGAAGAAGCAGATGAAACCATTAAAGAGACTGCGGATGCCCTAGAAAAATTAAAGAATCAAAGAGCTGGTTATATACTATCAAACCAACAAGAAGACCAAGCGGCAGCCGACCAAGCTAGTAAGGATGCGGAAGATGCAGCAAAAAAGACAGAAGAAGATGAAAAAGCAGCAGCAGAAAAACTCGCTGCACTAAAAGAGGAAATCCGAACTGCCGAAGCCAATACTGAAGCAGAGATAAGACAGAAGGAGTTAGACGATACTGAAGCATACTATCAAAACTTAATCGACCAAGCTATACAAAATGGCTTAGACACGGAACAGCTAGAGGCAAGTAAACTAGAAAAACTAGCGGAACTGCGTGAGGCTTATCGCCAAGCAGATGCCGAAGCACAGCAAAAACTAGACGATGAGGCAAAGGCTAAAAGAGACAAAGAGCTTCGAGATGAAGCACAGCTTCAACAAGCCAAAGTTAAATTAGTAAGCGACTCACTAAATGTATTGAACAGCATTGCACAAGCTGCGCTTTCTGGTAATGACAAGAGAGCTAGGGCAGCCTTCCGTATCGGCAAGGCACTCAGCCTTAGTCAAGCAGTAATAAATACAGCACAGGCGGTTAGTGCTGCTCTAGCACAGACTACCGACCCTACCCCTACCCAGAGCCTCCGCTTTGCTAACGCAGCCCTAGCAGGAGCGCAGGGGTTAGCTCAAGTACTCGCCATTAGTAAGCAACAGTTCAACCCTAGTGGCGGTGCTGGTGGAGGTGGCGGAGCAGCATCTGTACCAAGACCATCAGCCACAAGACCTACATTGAGGTTTGATGCTCAAGGGATAAACAGCAGTATCGGTCTAGACCAGTCACCAGACTTAGGCAACCAGATCGCAGAGAGCTTGTCTGGTAGCCCTATCAAAGCCTATGTAGTTAGCCAAGAGGTACAGACACAGGCTAAGATGAACAGAAAGATAAGAGAAACAGCAACAATAGGATAATGAGATTTTACGAACTAGTACTAGACGAGGAGAAGTTCCTACACGGCATTGATGCTATCAGCATCGTAGAGCATCCTGCTATAGAGGAGGACTTCATCACTATGAGCAAGGAGCATAAGTTCGAGTTCAAGGAAGTGAGCAACGAGAAGCGTATCTTGATGGGTGCGGCTATGATTCCAGACAAGCCTATCTACCGAGTAGATGGTGAGGAGGAGTACTATGTATTCTTCACAAAGGAAACCATCCGCAGAGCGAGTGAGCTGTACCTTATGAACGGCAAACAGAACAACGCTACCTACGAACACGAGGCACGACTAGACGGACTCTCTGTCGTTGAGAGCTGGATTATAGAAGACTCACAGAATGACAAGTCCAAAGCCTACGGCTTAGACTATCCTGTAGGTACTTGGATGGTATCTATGAAGGTCAATAACGATGACATCTGGGATAACTATGTCAAGGAGGGTGTGGTCAAGGGCTTCTCTATCGAGGGCTGGTTTATGCAGCGTGAGACTGCTATGGAGGTAGAGACTGAGCTATCAGCAATCGAAGCAGAAGAAGGAGAACACCTACTAGCATTATACCTACTAGGAGTTGCTAAAGGAGTGCTGAAGAATGACAAGAGATATAAGAGTGGTAAGAAGCTGCAAATGGAATCATATACAGACTACCCTCAGTCAGTATCTAACAATGCAAAGAGAGGCATCGAACTCAACGAGAAGCAAGGCAACAAGTGCGCTACTGAGGTGGGTAAGATACGAGCGCAACAACTAGCCAAGAAGCAACCCCTATCTGTAGACACCATCAAGCGTATGTACAGCTACCTAAGTAGAGCAGAGGAGTACTATGATGAAGGAGATACGACCTCGTGTGGGTACATCTCCTACCTATTATGGGGTGGTAAGAGTGCCAAGAGCTGGGCTGAGAGCAAACTCAAGGAGCTAGACAAGCTGTAAAAAGTAACCCAAAAATCAAATATATAGTTGTTTAATTAATAAGTTTAAGAAGATGAATCTAAACGAAGTATTTAAAAGAATCGAGATGGCTCTCGCTCCTAACGGGGAAGAAGCCACAGAAGTACAAGGTGCTAGTATGCGCCTTGCTAACGGTGTAATGCTAGAGGCAGAAGCCTTTGAAGCTGGACAGAATGTATTCCTAATCGGTGAAGATGGCGAGAAAGTACCTGCTCCTGTAGGTGACCACGAGCTAGAAGATGGTCGTATGTTAATCATCACAGAGGAAGGTATCATTGCTGAGATTCGTGAAGCGGCAGCTGAAGAAGCTCCTGCTGAAGAACCAGCACAGACTGAACTAGCTGAAGAGGAGATTGTCGTAGAAGCTCCAGAAGAGGTAGCTCCAGAACTAGAGCAGATTGTAGAAGCTGTTGTTGAAGCAGTTGCTCCTGCTATCCAAGAGGTCAAAGAACAAGTGGAAGAAATGAAGCGCAAGTTCGAGGAGTACCAGAACAAAGAGAATGAAGAGGAGAAGGTAGATATGTCTGCCGCTGCTAAGAAGCTCACAGCTGCACCTAAAGAAAAGCAAGTAGTGTTGAACCGCTACGCAAAGAAAGCACCTAAGAATACTATGGGGCGTGTATTTAGTAAATTATCATAATTTTAATAAAGAAGAAAAATGGCTACAACCACTTCAATCACGACGAGTTATGCGGGTCAGTTCGCGGCACGTTATGTAAGCGCAGCTCTTTTGAGCGCAGACACCATCGAAGGCGGTGGTATCACTATCAAACCAAACGTAAAGTACAAAGAAGTACTTAAGACTGTCAACCTTGATGCTATCACTAAGGACAGTACTTGTGACTTCTCTGACACTTCTACGTTGACTTTGGCTGAGAAAGTCTTAACTCCTA